AAAAAACCCAAAGACAAATCATACAGGAAAAACCGCGTTTTGAGGGTTTACGACACATTTGCCGAGACTGTCATGCTCAACTTCCCGCCGAATAAATTCGACAACAACGACACGGGCTGGGACATTATGGAGGGGTTAGGCAAGTCTATCCTTAAAATCTTTTTCGACGACGGCGCGATTAAAAACGTCGATTACGACAACGATTTTAAAGTTGACAGGATTAACAGTATCGACGACGAGACTTATTTCAACGTGGGGCTTGAAGCCGTTGACAGCTCTGAAAAATTATATTTCACGATTAAAACACGATAGGAGGATAAAATATTATGCCGGATTCAATCAATAGAATTAACGAATATAACAAAGCTCCCATATCTTTAAGAGAAGGTCATGTATTTTTAGACGGGCTTGAAATCATGGACTGCGTCAAATGCAGGATAGTATATAAGCCGGAAATCTGGGAGGGTGGTCAGCTCAACGAACGCTCAAAATCAAGACGGCAGTTAGGTTACGACATAACGGGCAGCATAACCGAAAGACGCGCAACTTCATGGCTTAAAGACCTGATAAAAAAATATCAGCAGACCGGGAGAACGCCGGAGTTTACGATACAGGGCGTCATGAACGACGAAAACAGCGACTATTACGCGACTAACGGGAGCGACGTCGTTACGGCTGTGGGGTGCGTATTGACCGGGGAAACGGTGTTGACGGATTTAGACCGCGAGGGACAGATTCTCAACGAAGAAGTCCAGTTCGCCGCTTATGACGTTATTTTGTAAAACACCCGGTTGTTTGAATAACAACGGCACGGCATGGAAGCCGTGCCCTACGAAAATTAACCAATTAACGGAGGATTAAAAATTTTATGAAAAAAAGTTTAAAAATGTTTATGAGAGAGTCTCTGAAAACCGGGGAAATCGTCTCCGCTCCCGGTCCCGATACGATAAAAGACGACGAGGGTAAAACGATAATACTTGAGTTTCGTATTTTGAGCGTTGACGAACAGGAGAAGATTAGAAAAGCGTATGAAAACAAGTCTATCGCTCACGACGGCAAAGGCAATCCGGTTGTCAGCAACGGCGAAATCGTTTACAAGACCGACCCCGATATTTTCAAGGCTTCGCGTCACATGCTTGTCGAATCGCTTGTTTATCCCGATTTGAGAGACCCGGAGCTTATGAAGTTTTACGACTGCGTCAATATGACGGATATGCCGAATAAAGTGTTTACGCGAAACGAGCATGAGTTTGTCATGCAGGCGTTCAACGCGGCTCACGGTATCGGCAAATTAAACACAGACACGCAGGAAAACGACAAGGATAAAATCGACGAAGCAAAAAACTAATTTCCGCGCGGGGTTCGGAGGACTACTGGGCGCATGTGATGTTTCAGCGGCACAATCTGAGAATGGAGGAATTTTTAGATATGCCGTACAACATGAAGATTGCGTATATTGCCTCTGAACTGACTGAAATGGAAAGTCCCGTGCGGCTTGATTGCGTGTATATGAAGATGTGAAACAGGCACTCCGGGTGGGTTGGAGTGCCTGTGGCATTTATATTATTTTATGTAAAAAACGATATGATTTTTTATAATATTTTATATTGTTTTTTATGTGAATTAATAAAACACCCGCCGACTGCGGACGGTAACGACGCGGCATGGAAGCCGCACCCTACAATTTAAGAGGGAAAATAGCAAAAAAACGAAAGGAGGCGGTTAGATGCCTACGTTATCCGCGATATTTCAGGCAACCGACAATGTGAGTCCGGCTATGCAAACAATGGTGAACAGCGGCAAACAGGCGACGGATATGTTCGCCAAAACAGGCGAAGCGTCCGCTTCCGCGTTCAGGCAAGCCTCAAGCGGAGCGGATTCCGCGACAAAATCTGTACGGGAAGCCGCTTCTTCGACCGATACATGGACGGCGGCAATTGGCGGGTTCGATAAAAGCGCGATGGAAGCGATTTATACGACTGAAGAACTGGTCGAAATGGGGTATAAAACCAAAGACGCTTTGACTGAAGCGGCGAAAGCCACCGAAGAACAAGCTGACGCGTTTAAACAGAGTGTGTCTGTCGCCGACGAGTTTGTTATGGCTATACAGGAACAGGAAACCGAACTTGAAGAATTGCAAAAAGCGTATATAGGAGCGGCGGTGCAGTACGGCAAAAACTCCGACGAGGCGAAAGGTTTAAAAGGTGAGATAGATAAACTATCCGAGACTTTAAATAAAAATAAAAAAGAATTTGAGGATTTGGAAAAATCGTCGGGCGCGGCGGGTAATACCGCGACTGATATGGTTAAGCAGATAGAACAGACTCTTGTCTCTGCCGGAATTACAAAACTTGTGGGCGATATTTCCGGAGCGGTTATTGAAATGGCAAGCGAATTTTCTAATTCCGAAAGTATAATCGTCAAAGCCACCGGAGCGACCGGGAGCCAGCTTGACAGTCTGAGCAAATCTATGACAAATGTTTATTCTATATCGAAAGTCAAGGATATGACGGCTGTCGCCGGGGCGATTGGCGAAATTAACACCCGGCTCGGTTTGCAGGGGCAGGAGCTTGAACGCGAAACAAAGTTATTTATGGATTATGCGCAGATTACGGGCAGAGACGTCGTCGGTTCGGTCCAGAACGTGACAAAAGTTATGAAAAACTGGAATGTCGAAGTTGACGGAACAGAGAGCCTACTTGACAAATTCGCGCTTGCCGGACAAGTTTCGGGTATTTCGGTTGACAGTTTAAGCGATTCGGTTATACAAAACAAAGCTACTCTCCAACAGCTTGGGTACGGATTAGACGAAAGTATCGCGTTGTTGTCGATGTTTGAGTATCAGGGGCTTAATTCGTCGTCGATTATGATGGGGTTCAGAAGTGCCGTAACAGAATTTGCGAAAGACGGTAGAGACGCTTCGTCCGCTATGGCTGAGACTATAACGCAGATTAAAAATATGGGGAGCGAGAGCGACGCGACGTCGCTCGCAGTCAAGACGTTCGGCAGTCGTTCGGGGGCTGAACTGGCGTATGCTATACGCAACGGCAAATTTGAGATTGAAGACTGGATTGCGACTATCGGGAACGCCGACGGCACTCTCGCCAAAACTGCGAACGCTGCGGCTACTCTCGAAGAAAAATGGACGCGGTCGTCAAACAGTATGAAAACGGCATTTTCAAATACATTAAGCCCTGCGGTCAACGCCGTTTCGTCGGCTTTCGCAAGCGTTGTCGGCGGTATCGGCGACTTTTTGAATAAAAGCCCGGTGGCGACAGCTATTATAACGGGGCTTGGGGTGGCATTGGTTGCAGTCACGGGTTCGCTTGCGGTATATAAACTTGCCACTACCGCCGCGACTGTCGTTACGGCGATGTTCGGCACATCTCTGAAAGCTGCGTTAGGTCCTATCGGTCTTGTTATAGCGGGTATCGCCGCTATTACAACCGTAGGCGTTCTGTTATATAATTCAATCAGTGAGGCAAATAAAGAATTTAACAGTCTCACGGCTACGTCCAAAGAAAACTATTTGCAAATGCAAGACGCAAACAATGAATATCAAAAAGCCCGCGAATTATACGGCGAAACAGCAGACGAAACATTGGCTTTGAGATACAGGGTTGACGAACTTACGGAATCATACGAAGCCAATAAAAAAACTCACGAACAATACCGCGCCGAAATGGACAGGACATTAGATAACCACAACAAAATGATGAAAACATATTCGGACAGTATGAACGATATAAAAGACAGCGAGACGGGAAATCTTGCGCTTATAAACAAACTTTCGCAGTTGCAGGCTCAGACAAATCTGACTGCGGGAGAACAAACGCAAATGGCGTCCATAGTTGACAGGCTTAACGAAAAACTGCCGAATTTAGGGTTGTCTTACGATAAAGTCACAAATTCGATTAATAAATCGGCGGCGGCTATGCGTAAGTTTGCCGAAGAATCCGCTGAACAGCAAAAACAGGAAGCACAGACACAGGCATATCTTGACGCTATTGCGCAAGTTGACGATTTATTGGCGAAAAACCGGGAAGCTAAAGCTAATCTGGACGCCGAAAAAGACCTTGTAAGAAACAGTTGGTACGGGAAATTCTTTGATTTACTCGGCTACGATGTGACTACGGATAATCTTATACGGAGTTGGACCAAACTCGGCGAATACCGCGACGACCTCAATGATTCTTACGACGCTTACGAAAATGCCCTGCAAATAATAGAAGAAACCGAAGCCGCTTACGAAGCACAGGCGAAAGCCGCGGAAAAAGCGGCTGAGGCGACGAAACATATCACAGCCGCCCACTCCGAAAACGAAACCGCGGTAAATAAATTTAAGGAAGCGAACGACGCTTTGATTAATAGCAATAAAAAGCTTGTCGATGATTATAATTCTTCTATCGCTAAAATAGGCGAAGAAGAAACAGGGGCTTCGATACTTATAGAAAAACTCGCGGCTTTGTCGGGTAAAACAAAACTGACAGCGGGAGAGCAGTTGCAGATGTCGGCGATAACCGACAAGCTCAATTCACAAATGCCCGGACTCGCGTTGTCTTATGACAAAACGACGGGGGCGTTGAACCGTTCTGTCGAGGCTATGAAAACGGCGGCGAAAGCCGAAGCCGATAAGCAAAAATATGCCGCGCAACAGAATACATACTCTGATTTGCTGATTCAGGAAATCGCGCTTGAAGAAAAATTAGCCGAGGCTAAACAGTTAGTATCAGACGCTGAAGAACGGTACTACGACGCGAAGAAAACAAACCCTGATTTGGATTACAGCGAACTTTACACGGATATAGAGGCAGCCAGAGATATGGCTGAAGAAGTCCGAAGCGCATACAGTCAAAATCAGTTTACGCAATACGAAATCCGGAAATCATGGGAAGAACAGGCTAACGCCGTAGTGGATTACGAGACGGCGGTACGCGACGCTGTATCGGGCGTTTCGGGCGATTTGCAGAAGTTAATCGACGATTACGACAAAACTTACGAAGCCGCGAATAAAAGCATAAGCAGTACGGTCGGGCTTTTCAATAAAATGAAGACC